CTTCCTTGCGGATTTGACCCGGGCCGGTCGTTGGTTGTTTTAGCGCGGCGGCGGTCGCGTGTCCAACTTTGTTGACGACATGCGAAATGGGTGAGGCGGGTGTGAATCCAAGGGCGGTTTCCACCTGCTGTTGGACCTCGGGGGGCAGATCTTTGTAATTCGTGTTGAGCGAGAGCAGTTCCTTGCCCTTCGATCCACCGCCTCCTTGGGATTGCTGTTGGACGCGGGCCTCATCAATCAATTCATCCAAATCAATCTTCATGTCGGCAATCTTGATGCCGTACTTGAGCAATGGCGTTGGGTCGAGCCCCAACATCGCCCAAAGCTGCTGCAGTTGTGGAGCGATGGCGGTGAAATTCTGCACATCGACCGTGCGGTTTGACTTGCCGGTCGAAGCCGCCTCGACGTCGAGGTACAATTCGTTTTTAATCGCCTCCCGGTCGCGTGGGAATTGAGCGGCGCCGACACCGCAAATGCGGTTGACCTCCGGCTGGCCCATTTCCAAAAGAATCATTTCGCCTCCACCCTTGGCAATTTTGGAAAGGAAATCGTCCAGGCTGTCGATGTCGCTTCCAAGTGAAGTCATCCGGCTGGCTTGAGCAATGGACTGGCCGGTCGCGGTCTGTCCGGTTGGAGCGTTACCCATGTCGGCGTCCTGCGTGCCGACAGTAAGCATTACATCTTGCATCACGAATGAGTCATCGTAGACCGCCTTGTCGATCGGTGTCCTGGGAAGCACTCCAATAACTTCCGCAACCGTCTTGCCGGCTGCCAGAGACGCCAGTGGAATGCATGCGCCACCGGGCCCGTTGGCAATGTTTTCCATTTCGGTCGGATTCATACTGCCAGCGGGATAGACGTAGGTGTCCTTGTTGTGAATCCGATGCAGCCGAAGCGCCTCGCGTGAGCGGTTCTTTTCCTCCTGCTGGGAACGCATCAGGCGCACGTCGGATTCACCGTAGATAGTGACGTACTCCTTCGGCAGATTTTCCTCAACCTCAATCCGATTTTTAACGAAGGCGTATATCGGCCAAAAGTTTTCAATCTGCGGCTCGGGTGCGGCGGGTTCTTCCAGAAAGTCCGGCCAGCCGTCGCAGATGACGTATTTGCGCTGGTCGGTTTTGCTGTAGATTTCCCACACGCACGCCTTGGCTTTCTTGTCCCAGACGCCGAAGAACTTTTTGACCGCGCGCAAAGCCGCCGTCATCAGCCCGGTGTCCGACTTGCCGCTGGAATCTTTCACCGTCCCGTCAATGTACTGCCGGGCCGAACTGCCGCGCACGTCGATGCCGTACTGGGCTTGAACCTGCTCGGGGGATAGAACAAACTCGTGACAATTCCAGTCGGCGCCAACAAAGTCCTCAAGGCAGCGGCAGGCCGGGTCAACGATGATGCTCGTGGATGGAGGGAAATCAAAAACCAGTCCTTCACGCAAAACATTTTGCGCGTCTCCAGACTGCGCCGAGGCGGCAAGTTCCTGGGCCTGCAACCGGAGGTCTTCAATGAGTGGGGAGTCGGTGTCGGTGTTGTCGGCCTTCAATTCCTGGGCGGTGGCAATCAGCCGTTGCAGCCGCTCGACAAAGCCTTCAATCGTCGTCGATGACGTTGGAATGGTTTCCGTGTCCCGGCGGTAGGCGATCTTCAGGTAACCGACGTTTGTCGTCACAGCCCGCAAGACAAGCGCCTTCATCTGCGTTTTGAACGCCGGACGCTGCTGGTCCATCTGGTAGGTAAAAACCATTTCCAGAGTTTCGGCCAGCTTGTCAAATATCTGCTTTTGCTTCATGCCGTTGGCGTAGTCGGTCATGACCGCGGCGGCCATCGGCGGCGGCTCGGGGATTGGCTGTCCCGCTTGCGCAGCGCCTTCAACTTGCTGCATCGCTTGGGCTATTTGCTGTTGAGCGGCCATCAGCATTTTCTGCGTGCCATCCCAGACTTTGAAATCCATCTTGGGCCGGCGCTTGGCTGAAACTTCAGGATTCTTTGCGTAGAGCGATGCGACTTTAAGCGCGCATTGGCGTTGGACGATGTTGGCCTTGTACTTCTTCATGCCAAACTGGTTTTTGTCGTCATCGGCGCCCCACTGCTTGCCGGCCGCAAATCGCATGTCATCGCGCATCCGCTCGAATGTCGGCTGCCAGAAGTCGCGGGCCTCGCGAATCCGCGTGGCCCACTCATTAACGAGACGCTGGCGAGACTCAGGCGTCTGGTCGTCGGCGTCCTGCTCGGTTATCGCGGGCGGCACGTCGATGTTTGGTGTTGGAGTTTTGGAGGGTGGAGCGCCGGCGGTGGATGGCACCGACGCCCCACTGGGGGCAAGATTTGTAAAGTCACTCATAAATTCACCAACCTACAAGGTTCTTCGCCACCTTCTCGCGGGCGCGTTCGATTTGATTTGATTGTTTGACCCAGGCGAGGGTCATCGGTTTGGCGAGATAGTCCACGGGACGGTACTCTGTTTCAGCGGGGACCAACCTGTCAAGCCCGATTCCAATGATGGCCAGCGCGGCCACCGGGTCATCATGCGCGCCGTTGGGGAAGTCCAGCAGTTCCTTTTTCATGCGCGCCCACCATGGCGCGTTGCGCGGAAAGCGGACCATACCCATCGCGGCACGGTTGCGGATCGACTGAGCCCGGCGAATCAAATCCTTGTCCTCGGTGACTTCCTCAATCGAGCAATAAATCTTTTCTTCCCGCATCCGCTTGCGCAGGAACGGCCCGACACTGCCGCTGATTGCGTCCTTGGCAGCCCACCATGAGAACGGCTTGCGGTTGCGCATGAGCTTGAGCATTTCGTCGGTCATCACGTCCGTCTCGGATCGTTCCCAGTACACATCCGGCAGAATCCAAATAGTGTCTGATGCATCGACACCGAAAGGCATTTGGCATTGTAGATCGTTCTTTTGGTCCTTGCGGTAAGCGTGGTCACTGGCGACGTAAATGCGCAGCTCTTTTGGCAGCTCGCTGGCGTCGTACTCCCTAAGCCATTCCTTTTTGAAGTAGTTTCCTTCCTCGGGCGTCGGATTGCATTGGCCTTGGGTTTGGAAGTCGATACGAACGATCTCCGACTTGTGTGTGCGCTGCTCATTCCAAAACTCAAACGGAAAGCGCTCCGGCCAAAGCGCCTCATCCTTGGCGCGGCCAATGGGATCACCATCCTCGGCCAGCGCCGGCAGCCGGATGCGCGTCCATTTAGCAGCCTCACGAGCATCGTAATGCTGATTATTGGGGTCAAATAAACGGCCTTGAACGTCATCGGCGTGCTTGCGCGTGCCGGTGATGATGATTGCCCCGGTCGATTCATTCAGACGGCTGCGGCAGTCGGAGACGAAGCACTGCCAGGCGTGATCCCGGGTGGCTTGGCTCATTGCTTCTTCAGCATTCTTGAAGAAGTCGTCAAAGTTCAAAATCCCGGCGCCGAAGCCGCCACCCATACCGCCGCGCCCAGTAAACATCGCCACGCCACCGGCAACGGTTTGCAGCCGGTCCTGGGCGCGGGAGTCTTCACGCAACTGTGATTTTGGACTGGATCCAAACGCCAGCTTGTGACCGACGGAAAGAAAATTGTTGCGGCAGTCACGGCCGTGTTCCCAAGCCAGACTGTCGGCGTAGGTGATGGTGATGATTCCACGCTCGGGATTTCGGCCCATCGCCCACGGAATGAATTTGCGCACGGTCAACTCGGTTTTGCCGTGCCGGTAAGGCATTTCAATTTCGAGCCGGTTGATTTCACCGCGTTCAACACGCATCAGCGCCTCAGAAACGAGTTCATGGTGCCGGCTGACAAGATAGCGCGAAACGTGGACATTCAGCGCATCGCTCGGCAATGGTTCCGTCAATCGGGCGTAAGCAAGCAGGTTGCGCTTGGCGAGCTGGCCGGCGAGGTAGCGGTCCCACACCTGGTCATCGGTGAACTGCGTCAGAAGCATGAAGATGAGGACGAAGCTGATCATTCCGCCTTGGTCAGTTCGCGTTCCGGCGGCGGGTTGTGTTTGTGCAAGTG